AGTATTTTCTTGCCTTCAAAAGGTGCTGAAGCATTGGTAAATGTTTTAAAGTTTGCCATTGTTTCTCCTATAATTTAAAATCAGAAAATTTATCATATGCTTGTTCAGGCGTAGGATAGTTTTCTTCTTGTTTAGTTTGATTGGCGTCAACAATATTTTGAGCATTATTTTCTACATCATATAATCTCATTTTAGACCTGTCAACACCTATGATAAATGCCCTATTCATTGCTGGGTCATTATATCTATTTTTTAACTGTTTAACTTTCATTTGACCTAATGCTTCTAATTCTTCATTAGACATTAAGGCAAACATAAAGTCAGCAGTTGCTGGTAGACCAAAACTTTCAGATGTATCTTCTAAACCAATATCAGTTGATACATAGCCAGTTCTAGTTGTTTGCGTAGCACTAAAGATAGGCATATTAAATTCAACTGCTAAACCTCTAAGTTCTTCAGCGATTGCTTTAATATAAAAATAAGATGATATATTACCACCTTTAAATCTAGCACTAGCACAAATATTTAAATAATCTACAAACACAACATCTGGTTTAAAAGACTTCTTTAATGCTAACTCATTTAGTAATGCTCTAAAATGACCACTATGAGCAGAGGCAGTTGGATATTCTTTTATAATTAATTTACCACCAGTTTTGGCTTGTAGTTTAGAAACTTTATTATCATATAATTGTTTTGGCATATCGTGTAGGTCATCAATAGTAACATCAAATAAGTTTGCGTCTATTCTTTCAGCAATTCTTTCTTCAGCCATTTCTAAAGTAATGTATAGTACATTTAAACCTTGTGTTAAAAAGTTAGAAGCTGCATGACACATAAACAAGGACTTACCTACACCTGTACCTGCAAGAGCAATATTTAAAGTCTTACTTGGCACACCGCCTTTTGTAATTCTATTAAAGTAATCTAAATCAAACTTATATCTTTTTTCTTTTGTATGATAATATTCAAATCTATTTTCTGCGTCTTCTATATAATCGTGACCTATATGATTATCAAAACTTACTGCTAATGCGTCTGACAATATACTTGGTATTGCCTCTGGTGTTCTCTTAGTATCTTTCTTATCTAATATCTTAATACCACTTAATACTGCATTATGAACAGCACGGTCTTTACACCATTTTTCAGTTGTATCTAATAACCATTGTAAATCAACTTCTTCATTGTTTGCACTAGAAACAAGTTGTTTTATATTTTTAACTTGTTCATCATTTATATCTTTTCTATTATTAAGTTCAATTAATATAGTATCTTTTGTAGGTAGATTTTTATAAGTATCTACAAATTTAAATATTTCTGTAAATAATATTCTCTCATCAGCATTATTAAAATATTCTGGTTGTATAAAAGGCAAAGCCTTTCTTGTAAAATCTTCGTTAAAAAAGAGATTACTTATGATTGTTGTTTCTATTCTATCACTCAATAATTGCTGTGCCATCTTTTATCTGCTTGTCCATTAGTTCAATTAATATATCGCCAATATAATTTACAAAGTCTTTTTCATCTCCTAAATCTATCTTATTAGGATTTTTTATAATATCATAATCAAATATCATTGGCAAGGTACCATCAGCATTTTCTTCTTTACCAAATGCAACTTTGCCATACTTGTAAATAATACCATCATACTTTTCAGATGTTAACTTTATGCAAGTAAAGTCATCACCCTCTTTTTGTACAAAGGTATATTTTTTATTCGTCTTGTCCGTAGGTGAATTTTTGTTTGGTGTATTCATCAATCTTTTCTAATACTTCCTTTGTAAAATATTTTTCAGGCTCTGTATTAATAGACTTACCAAAAACTTTTGTGCCGTCTGGCATTTCATATCTTGTAGATACTTTCTTAAAGACACCAGCTTCTTCGCCTAGTTCTAAAAGACCATAGTATCGGTCAAGACCTGTTTTATAAGTTAATCGTACATCTATTTGAGCATTCTCTTTTGTTATTCTTGATTTATAATTTTTACAATGTATAATATTACCAACTACCTCTGTACCGTCTTTTTCTTTTCTTTTACCTAGATAGATGATTGATGAAGCGGCATATTTTAGACCTGAGCCGCCACCCATTTCTTTTTGTGGGAACATAGAACCAATCACATCATAAGTATGATTGGTCATAATCATAGGAACATTTGCTTGACCTAGTTTTAAAGTCAAAACTCTGAAAGTAGATTTAACAATTTGTGACCTTGTCATATCTCTTGTTTCTTTACCAGCAGCCGTATCTTCCATTTCTTTTGTAGTAGATAACATACCTAAACTATCTAATACAAACATCATTGGTTTACGCTTGTCTTCTGGTTGTTCCAAATATTTGTCAATAACTTTTATTGATTGACTTCTAAATTCTTGTACTGTTGCAACTGGCATAACAACAAGTCTTGTGCTATCAACACCTCTACTTTCAACCATATCTCTTGATATAGCATTTTCTGATTCGAAGTAGATTACACCTGCGTCTTTGTCTGCCTCTAAAAAGGACTTAACAACACCTAACGCAAAAAATGTTTTACCTGTTGCAGCTTCACCTGCTATTGCTGTAATTCTGTTACCTGGCAGACCGCCATAAATTGAACCTGAAAGGAGAGCGTTGAATGAATAACTACCTGTATCAATAAAACTATCTACATCACCTCCAGCGACACCATCTTTTGCTATTGTAGCAAATTCATTGCCTGTTTCTTTTATAATATCTTTTAAAAAATCACTCATAATTACTCCTAATATACATCATTTGTATCATATTGTCAAGCTTCCTCTAGTTGTCGCCAGTTTTTTCTCATACTTATATACTTATCATCTTTTGTAACTCTATTTCTAAACTCTCTGAATATAGTAGCTGACTCGGCAAAATGACAGGTCATGGCGTCTGGTTCCTGTGGTTTTACCTTTCGGTTTTTATCATATTTTTTACCATCTCTATGGTTGGCATACCTTCTAGCCCTTGTAAACCCCATTTCTAAAAACTTTCTACACATATCCATACCAATAAAATCATTTTTAGCTTTATATAGTGCATAACTAAAATAGATTTGATTAGCTGATTGATACGCTATTGTTGGGGTTTTAAATCGCCAGTATTTACATATATCATCTGTATATGGTCTTACAAGTAATACACCTTGCTCACCTCTACCTATTCTATATTTTTTTCTGGTTTCTCTATTGGTAAAATCTAATTTTTTATAATCTAATTTATAATCAAATTCTTTCATCTTCTTTCACTTTCGCTCTTAATATAACAGGCCTACCTTTTGGTGGTTCTAATTTTAATTTAGGAGGCCATTCTTCATTCCATAATCTATAATTTTCGTTTTCTGGTACCCAACCTTTTGGTGGTTCTTCGTATTCAGATGATGGTATTTTTGTCCATAACATTTGTTTTAAATCATCTATGTTTACAGGACCAAATTCAGTAAATGCTCTGCCTGAAAAATTATCAGCCATTTTAAATACCTGTTCTTTATTGTATTCTACTTTTCTTTGAAAGTCCCAATACTCTTTTAAATGTATATAATCTTTTTCTGAAATTGCCATCATAAGTATTTATCTAATTATATCTATCTTACTATCTCTAGTCCAAACTTCAAGGTCTTTTCTTAAACGGCCATCTTCATTTAATTTATTCCACCTTTTTGTCGCAAGCTTTCTCCACCACTCTATTAACTCATTATCATAATATCTATCATAGTTAGGTGCTTTTATAATTTTATCTGTTTTGCCATTTACAATATCAATAAAGTTTTCTATACCATAATTAGATACATAATATCTTTTTCTCTCTGTAAGTTTTTTAGCATTTACAATTGTTGTTTTAAATTTATCTAACTCATCACCTGTTAAAGTCTTTTTAATTAAACCTATAATAGCGTTTGTTAATTTTAATTTTCTACTTGAAGCGTCTTCTTTTACAATATGACCAACTCTACTTTCAACATAGTTTTGTAAATCTTTAAATGGTTTACCATGTATCATAGGTATAAAATCACTATCAGTTAAACCCTTATATCTTAGCATTGGTTTCATACCATCATATTGACTAGCAGATTTACTATTACCATATAAACTTGTAGTTTCAAACATCACTAAATTCATATCATATTTTTTATTTAATTTTTCTCTAACTTCATGTGAACAACACAAGGCAGCCAATAGTTTACCACCAAGATAATTAAAACCAAATGGTTGTGTAGGCACAATAACAAAACCCATAATAGTGGTTTTA